TATTTTTTTTTAAGGTCAGAAATATTGTCTTGTGCAAGTATCTCTGAAGCAACTCTAGAAATAACATCAGTATCAGCTTTCATTTTAAACTTAGGCTTGTGAGAGAGATCAAACATTTTCTCTCCGTCCTTTGTTTCTGATTTTTGAATTATAACATCTACTAATACGTTTAAGTCTGAGTCATTAGCACCCTTAAATATTCGTGCTTTTTCGTTCATTGTAAAAGGGCGAACATAAATAGCTTTTTCGCCCTCTAAACCCCATTCTGGTACTTCAATTATTTTAACTTCTAAACTTTCAAAGTGATCTCTGACACCTTGAAAAAAATCAACTTTTTCTGGCATTTAATCCTTATACTGTGCTGTGCGTTACTCCACCACTAAATTGAATATTAAGCGTTCTTGAAATTATTCCGTCCATTGTTACAGCTACATCTGCACCTGTTACAATACCTGTGCCGTTGTAGTATTTATCACCACTATCTGCACCTTCTGGATATAATTCAATAGTTGCACTAGAACCAACATCTAATGCTTCTTGACCATTAGTATCTGTTTCGTCCCAATGACATTCAATAGTTGCTGTTGCGTCACCACGCAATGCAACATAAGATTTTTTTGAATCAGTTAAAGACGTATCTTCTACTGTGTCGTTTGTTTCGTTAAGAGTAAAACCTGTTACTTCAGCAACTGTTGCTGAGCCAACTTTTACTACTCCACTTGTTCCAACATGAGTTGCCATAATCTACTCCTCGTTTGTTTCTTCAGTTTCAACATCAACTTCAACTTTTTTTGCAGTTGATCTAGAAACTTTTTTATCAATTTTAAAACCATTTGCAAGATATTTATCCAGCTTATCATCTGGTATCTCTATCTGGTCTTTTCCATCTGGAAAATATATTTTAATTCTTTTAGCCATTACGCAGTCCCCCTTACAAATTCATACAATACTCTTACAACAATTCTTATACCACCATAAGGAAAAAGTACACCTTCATCAGTATTTGCTTCTATTACTTGAGTATTTAAAGCATTACCATTTCTTGTAATGTCAGCATCTAATGTTTCTTCAATAACTTCTATGAGTTGATTGCGTAGAGTATCTATGTTGGCTGTTGTACCTTTAACAAAGCCTACGATTAAGAAATCTATAGTTCCTTGTCTTTTTCCTGTACCTACATCACCTAATGAAAGCATCTCTCTTGTTTCATCTCCTGTTTGCACATAAGCGGCTGGGAATTGAGCATTACTTAATTCTTCTGGTTCAAAAGGTTCTCTTTTAATTAGCTTTAGTTCAATAGGACTAGAAACAGCATCTAGTTTTGTAATTATATCTCCAGCAATACTTTCTCGTTTACTCATAATCTAATAGCCTTGTTAAATATCTCTCTTATCTTATCTTCATCTCTTCGTCCAATAGCAAAGAATGGTCTTTGTGGCATTTTACCATGTCCTGTATCATGGAAGAAAGCCTTTTTATTTTCTTCTTGTCTGCGGAAGAATAATGTTGCTTTATTTCTTGTTGCTTTAAAAGTTAATGATCTAAACATTCTACCAGTATCAGTTAAATCTACGAATGATATTTGCCTTCCTCTTTTAGCTCTGTCTTTTCTTGCTGATTTTGAATATGGTCTAAATCTACCTCCATCTGGCATTTGACCTTTTTGTGTCTTATCCGTTATTTGTTGAATACCATAAGCTGACGCTTGAGATAAACCTTTTTGTATATTGCTTGGTATTTTTCTTTGTAAGGATTTAATGTAATTAGTAACTTCTATTGTATTAGCTGTTACTTTTATATCTGCTACCATTACCTAGTAAGGCGTAATGTATGTATAGCTTCTTTTTCTGAAGCTGATACTGTTCCTCCTCCATCTTCATCATATTCAACACCATCTCTTAATATAGCTTGAAACTCTTCTGCATATCTTGATCTATAATAATCTATTTGTACTTGAAAACTATCTTTGCCTTCACCTGTATCTGGGTCACGCCATTTTGTAAGTTGAGGAAATATATATTCTGCAAATGCTTTATAACAAGTTGCTCTTTTCCATTGTGTTGTCGTGAGTTTAGAGTTTGTCATTTCTATTGAAGTAACTTTAGTTATATCTTTATATCTTACTGTGTGGCGGTATCTTTCCCACCATTCTTCTCTAATTTGTCTTAAAACATCATCTTCAGCGTGTTGAAGTTGAGTATCCCATGAAGCAATACCATAAGCCGCTATATCTGGCTGGTATTCTTGCAAATGAGATAATGCTACACTAAAAACAGTTGTTGTCATTATCTACCAGCTATACATTGACCATTACAATTACACATCTTTAACTCTTTTCTTTTTTTTAGGTGTACTCTTTTTTTCTTCACTATACAATTTAAAACCTCTGTACTCCCACATCTTTTGATTTTTTTCCCAATCTGCTTCGGGTCGTTCTATTATCTTTGACCCTTTAACTAATTTTATCATCATAAACTCCTGTGAATAAAGGGGGTTATTAAACCCCCTTGTATTAATTAATTTATTGGATTGAAGAGTCTGCGATTACTTCTACTCCGTAAGAGTCATGTAATTCACCAACACCGTACACAGCGGTTGCGACTATCTCATCGGCTCTTAAGCTGGCATCTCGTTGAGTTTCAATCTTAATGTCTTGCATCATTGCTAGACCTAAAGCGTCTTTGTGGAACATTCCGCCTTTGTAATCTCCAGCAGTTCCAGTATTTGACATATTACCTGTTTCAAATATTTTTACACCAGCAATCTGACCAATGAAACCATTTCTCAATGCTTCATTTGATAGATCAGTTGATAGACCAGCAAAAGTATTTGTTAATCCAGATTTAAGATCAAATGCTACTTTAGGGTGTAATACAAGATAAGTTTCATCAACTGGCAGTCCAGCCGCTCTTAAAGTTGAAGCCGCATTGAATACAGTTGCCGCAGATAATACCGCACTATCAGTTCCAACAGCAGTTGAAAAACCATCAAATAGAGCAAGTAAGTCTTGATCCATTTTTTTAGCGATTGCTTCACCAAATAATCTACCAATATCAGCCGCAACATTTCTTGGTGCTGAATTTCTTGCTAGATCAGTAAGTGTAGTCATTACACCAACCTCTGAAGCTGTAATTGTTACAGAAGTAGGATTGATTGCAGTATTTGCAAGATCAGCCGCTTCATTCACAGCCCCAGCCGCAACAGCCGCATAAATCGGCACTTCTACAGATTTACCGCCACCAGCGATTGTATAATTTTTTACTAAATTTCTCATTATAGATTTCTCTTGAATGACAAATTGTGCTTCTGCTACTATCTCAGTATATAGTTCCGATAGCGTGGAACTTGTTGATTCATCAGCCATAGCTAACTCCTTTTAATATTATGTTAAATTAATGACAGATGGCTTTCCATCTCTTTCCTTCTTATATTCAGCATAACGCTTTCTATCGTCTGGGTTTGTCATATCTAAATCCGCAATATTAAAAGGTTTTGCGTTTACCTTACCCACATTAGCCACACTTCCACTCCCAGAAGGAGTTGCCGCTTGAAAGTGAGGGTTCTGCGTAATGAACTCTTGAACATAATCATCTACACTCAATAATTCGCCCTTAGAATTATATCTTGGTTGATTATTTTCTGCAAGTATTTCTACACGCCCATCTTCATTTAGTTTAACTTTACCTTTGAGAAGGTTTGTTACTTGCTCTGGATTGATTGCTTTATTCTTAACTGCTGAATTTACTAAAGCGTCATTTACTTTTGTTTGCTCTAGTTGTTTTTGTAATGCTGTTTTTTCTTCATTAAATTTATCAGCTTGTTGTTTTAATAAATCTTCAAATTCTCCACGCTGTTTTTTTCGTTCTACCTCTTGCTCTTCTTTTTCTTTTAAAGCTGTTTTAGCTACATCAAGATTATCTGTTCCAAGTTCTTTATATATCTTAGATCGTTCTCTTGCTAATCTAGCTTTGATTGCGTCTTGTAATTGCTTTTCATTATATAAATTTTCTTCTACTTTTGTTTCTTCAACTGCTTCTACTGGTGCAGTTTCTTGAACCGTATCCGTTTTTTGCTCGTCAGCCATAGTCACTCCTTAGTTAGTTTTTTGCAAGTATAAACTAGATTTCTACAACTGGCAACCAAGTGTGTCTGCATCTATAACCACCTCTAACAATAAATGGGTCACCTTCAGATTTACCAGCCCAAGAGCCTTGCCATATTCTTCTAAGTTCTTCTTCAGTATAAATTTTTCCAACATGAGTTTTACAATGTTTTCTGCTATCTCTTACTAATGTTCCTGTATATTTAAACTTATTTAAACCAGCTTCTTTTGCTTTGAATACTGTAAATTGACCATCAAACTGCATAACGCTATCATGGGCTATCTGTGAAGCATAACCACTCATAGTTCTTCCACGTCTATCTACATCTCCAGAAATTAACCCCTTAATATCTTTAACCATCTCCTCAAAAGGTTTACCAGCAATAGCGTTTTGATAAACATTATTACTTATTTCAGTAAGGTATCTATTAGCAATATCTTGATAACCACTAAAACTTTGAAATTTTAATTGGGTTATTGTGTCTAAATCAACTTGAGTTAATGTTTTAAAATTATCTGGAATATTAAGTTCTCCAAACTCTTCCATAAAAGAACTAACAATCCTATCATAATCTCTGACGTTTGTGTCTGCGGAAATAGAATAAGTTTCTTCAATAAACTGTTTTATGTTTGGTCTTAATTGAACAGCTATTTGTGTTGTAATTATGTCTTGTTCATTAACTGCTCTAGAGATATCTGCTATTATTCTTGCTTCTAAATCTTCTAGTGTTCTTTTAATTTGTGCTTCGTGTTGATCAGCTAATCTTTCTATAAATGGATTTCTTGACATTATACATTAAAACCTTTTCTCCAAGATTTTAAAGCCCAATAGACTGGGGCTAAGGTTTTTTGTCCTCGCACCTTTTTGAGAATAGCCCCATGTCTTGCTAAGAAACTCTTTTGTCTAGCTGGGTTAGACTTCTTAATCTTCATATTAGGGTCACCAAATCTAACCTTCTTTACATTTCCTGTTGATCTATCTCTAACATACACCCCAAACTTCTTACGCTCTCCAGAAGTTCTGAAGGGTTTATTTAATTTTACTGTTCTGCCTTGATACTTAGCCATTATTTTCTCTTCTTTTTTCTTAAATCTAAATCATGTTTTCTTGAGCCACGCAAAAAAGAATTAACTCTACCCATAGACCATGCCGCCATAGGAACTCTTCTTGAACCAGCACTAAGAAAAGCACCTTGTCCTCTTCTGTAAACTTTAGCTAATGTTCCATAAGTATATCTCTTTGACGCTTTAGCTTTACGCCTAAGTGTTGCTTTTGTACTTGCTGATAAAGGTTTTCTAAATCTACTTGCCATTATGCTTTGCTCCTACTTCTCAATAAACTCTTAGGAATGAAGCCACCAGATTTATATAATGATGATACTTTCTTGATTAATTTGGCTCTCTTTTTTCTTTTCTTGCCCTTTAATCCAGATAAATACTTCTTTGGAAGTCCTGTACTTTTGTCTTTAGGTGTTGCTCTACGCTTCTTCGCCATTGTCATCTGTAGGTAATGTTGTTGAGAATTGACCAATAGCTGTTGTACTAGAGTCTATTTCATTATTAATTGAATTAATTGCTTCATCATCATCTACAACTGCTCTTGCAATTTGTTTATCTATTTCTTTAATAAATGTTTCTGATTTAACGCCACTAGCTTTTGCTACTTGTAAGAATTGTAAATCAGCCGCATAATCTCTTAAATCAAATGTATCTGGGTAGTCTATTTCACCATCAAATGCTTTGTTTTGCCATTTAGCAAACAATGACCAAATAGTTTCCTCTGCATTTTCTAATAGATCAGCCTTTTCAGATAGTCTTGCATTAAGTAATTGGAACTCAGTTTGTAATGCAATACCAGAATTAACAGTTTTCTCAGTACCTCTTACAGAACCCATATGTGTTATTCTATCAATAGCATTAACTTTCATTTGAATAGTTTTCATTATGCTGTCTAATGATTGAGAACTAGGTTGAATAATATAAGGTTTTAAGTTTGCGTCCATATCTTCGGGCATCTCAATAATGCTACCAGCACCAGCACTAGCTTCAACATTAGGTGTTTTAACTAAACTAGGGTGATTAGATAATCTAATTAACTGTTCTATTTCTGAATAATCATTGTAGATACTTTGTTGCAATTCAGCAACATCTGACAAATCACTTATACCTATTGCTCTTCTTTGTGACTTTTGATTGTATAAAATAACTGCTGGTATTTCTCCAATAGCGTTTGGTTGTTCATCAATCTTAACAGGTTTAGATGAAGCATAATCTTTCATATACTGATCAACTCTATACGTTGTAATATCTTCTGGAGTCCAAACTTTAATGATTGCTCTATCTTCGTTTATGTCCTCAACAATAGTTAATGATGTTAAAAAATATCTACCATTAGGCAATCGTTGATATTCCCAGTTCGTCACATTCTCTGGAGTATAGATTGAGATGTATGGTCTTATATCTTGTTGTAATTCCTCTGCTCTAGTCTTAGCTACTGTTGCTGGTTTATCTATAATAGCCCAACATGAACCATAAACTGAAGCGTGAAGTTGCATATCTTTGATTACATTATGAAATGATCTACCATCTAAATCTGCATCTTTGAGAAATGACTCAAGCTGGGGGTCACCAGACATTGAGCCATAATCTCTCGTGGGAGGAACTCTAAATAAAAAACTTGAATAAATTTGGACTACATTGCGGCAATGATTGTCTAAAGGTGTAAAATCAACACGCTTTATATATTCATCATCACCTTCTAAAATATATCTGTTTAAAAAATAACCACTAGAAAAATCATCTCCACCTACATATGATCTATAGTGAAAATTCCAGTTCTTGAGACTATCATCATAATCTCCATCTTCAGCTACTAAAAATTCTCTCCCATAATCTGCCATCAACTCCACCTAGTCGGTTCACTTGGTTTAAA